CCAGTCAAGAACAAGCCAAAACCGCCAAACTTGCCGAATCCGGCGAATACCGAACCCTCTGGGAAGAAGCCCAACAAACCGTCTCCGACCTCAAACAACAACTCGCCACCAAAGAATCCGAAGTCGAGCAAATCCGCCAAGGCTTCACCCAAGAACAACTCCGCGCCAGTGCAATCGGCCAACTTTCCCAGTCCGGTGCATTGGCACCCGATCAGCTGTATCGTCTATTGCAGGAGAACCTTCGCGCCAAAGACGGAAAGCCTGTGGCTTATGTCGGTGGCGTAGAAGTTCCGATTGGCGAATACATCGCCAACCTTAAAAACCCCGGCAGCGGTTACGAGCATCACTTTGCAGCCACGAACCGCGCCGGCATGGGTGTAGCAGGTAGTGCCCGCTCCACCGCCCTCCCCGGCCAAGCCAACCCCTGGTCCAAGGACGGCTGGAACATCACTCAGCAAATGATGATGCTCTCCACCGACCCCGACAAAGCCAGGCTCCTTCGAGCCGAAGCCGGCCTCAACTAGCCCCTGTGGGGCACCTCCCCAACCCTGACTCCACTGGAGCTACCCCATGTCTTCCTTTACCGGAAACTACGGTGCAACTTCGACGTTCCTGTCGAACCTTGTCACCCGCCCCGAATTTCTTCAGTACACCGCCGAGGGCATCTTCGAGCAATCGAAGTGGGTCCAAAGCGGCATTGTGCAGCGCAACGCTGCCCTTGACGCCCGTGCTGGCGGCACCCGCGTGCGCGTCCCCTTCTTCGACCCCATCGCCCCGACTGAGACCCAGATCCTCAGCAACAACACCTGGGGCGGCGGCAGCGGCTTCCTCGTTCCCCAGAACGTGACGGCTGACGAGCAGATCATGTCGATCCTGCACCGTGGCTTCGCCTACGCCGCCGACGACCTCAGCAAGCTGGGCTCTGGCGCCGATCCACTGGCCCACGTTCGCAACCAGCTGACCGCCGCCATCAACAAGCTGAAGACCGCCACCCTGGCAGCCCAACTGCTGGGTCTGTTCGGCGGCATCACCGGCGCTGGCGTGCTGGGCGCCAACCAGACCAACCGGACGTTCGCTGGCGTCCCCGGCTCCATGACGGAAGCCAACTTCCTGAACGTGGCCAACGTGGTGGCCGCCAAGGCCAAGCTCGGTGAGCGGAGCGACAACCTCGACTCCATCGCCATGCACTCCAACGTGGCGCACTACCTGCAGCAAGTCGGGATGCTGACCTTCAGCACCTCGGCCCTCTCCACCGGCGGCTCCGTCGTCTGGGGCGGCGGCGGTGTTGGCGTGACTCAAACCGAGGCCGCCTATTTCGCCGGCCTGCGCGTGGTGATGGACGACCAGCTGACCTTCCTGACCGGCGGCACCTCCACCCACGTGGTGAAGTACCCCGTGTACATGTTCGCCTCCGGCGTCGTGTCCGAGGGCATCCAACAGGATCTGCGTCTGGCCGCCGACCGCAACATCCTCTCCATGCAGGATGTGCTGGCCGTGGATTACCACTACGGCTACCACGTCACTGGTACCAAGTGGAACGTCGCTGGCGACAACCCGACCAACGCTGCCACCACCGGCAACCTGGGCGACACCGCCAGCTGGAGCCTCGTCTACAGCGCCGCCAAGCAGGTGCCCATCTGCCGCCTGCTGGTCAATACGCCATTTGATACCACCGCATACTGATTTATCAGTACAGCGGTATAAATATGGCCCCCATTACGGGGGCCTTTTTTACTATCAAAGTTCGCCTACTCGCACCCTCTCCTGCAACTGAAACACTTCCGGCGTGTTCATCGTCATCTTGTAAGACTGTAGGAACAGCTGCGTAACCACAGCAAGGCTGACCTGGAGCCGCGTAGAAATCTCCTGCGTACCCAGTCCCTCCTCGACCTGCAGTCGCCGCACCTCCAGCGCCACATCCTCCAACTTCCTCACTGCATTACCGGGCAATGCAGAATTTTCTTTCTGGGCCTCGGCTTCTACGCTGGCCTCAGTTGACTTCCGAGCGGGCATGAGCATGGTACGTCTCTACGTGTTACAGGATAGTCGCCACTGGCACGAGGATGTCCCCTACGGCCAACACCTAGAACGCGCCGCCGACATCGAACTGGAGGGCGGCACCGTCTATCACGCCAGCATCCTGCCCAAAACAAGCACCCGCCCCACGCGCAGTAGACTCAAACAAAGGCTTTATTGACAGTGCCTGCAGTCGTTGACGCCACTCTTAGCGGAACCTCGGCTAACAGCTACGTGACGCTGGCTGCTGCCGACACCTACTTCGAGACCGTCCCCGACAGCAGCGACTGGATCGACAAAAGCACCGACGCCAAAAACCGCGCCCTGATCTCCGCTACCCGCTGGATCGACGGCCTCAGTTTCTACGGCGACCGTTGCACCACCACCCAAGCCCTGAAATGGCCCCGCGACGACTACACCGTCGACGGCGTTGACCTCGCCTGCACCCTGATCCCCGAAGGTATCAAGGTTGCTACCTACGAACTCGCCCGCGCCCTCGCCAACGACACCAACGCCATCACCGGCAGCACTGGCACAACCGGCATCTACGACGAAGTGCAACTAGGCGACCTCCAGGTCAAATACAAGTCCAGCTCCACCACCTCCGGCGTCATCAACAACGTCTTCGACGTCTACCCTTGGCTCCAGTCCTACCTCGGCTCTTACTGCATGGGCGGCGCCAGCAACCACGCCGTTCGCCTATTCAGAGGTTGACATGAGCCTCGTAGACGACACCTTCGCCGCCCTTCCCACCGCACTACTAGCGGACTGGGGCCAACCGCTGACGTTCATCAAAACCTCCACCCCCCGCGACTACAACCCCACGACTGGGACCGTCAACGGCGCCGACGTATCTATCACCGTTCGCGGCCTCATCACAAACCTCAACTCACGCGAATCCGAAGGTCTCTACCAAACCACCGACCTCCGCATCATCATTGGCGCCGCGGAACTCGGCGGCTACTACCCAACCGAAGCTGATCGCATCCAATACCCCCAAGCTGGAGCAACCCGTGAGGCCAAAATCCTCTCCGTCACCAGCTATCGCGGCGACAACCCCATCTACCACACCCTCATCGTGAGGCCCCAGTAATGGTCTTTAAGCCTCTAAAAAACCTAATCCGCGATCTTGAAGCAGCAGCCCTTGCTCCTATCGCTATTGGCATGGGCCGGAGCGCCGAGGCGATTGTCCGCGACCTCCAAGTCAAAGGCCCCATCTGGAGCGGCAAATTTTCCAACTCTTGGCAAATCAGCAGCCCGAGCAACACCGTAACCGGAGCAGGACAGGCAGACCTCCCCATACCTCTACGCGCCCCCGTACTTCTGCCTAACGAAGTCAAGTTCAAACCCGAGGTCAAGTACCGCATAACTAACACCGCGCCTTACGCCGATGTCGCACTTGACTTGCGCGAAGGATCCTTTAGATACCCAGGTTTTGAACCCCGCAAAGCGGCTGTACAAGGTATTCGACGCTCTGGCATTCGAGGCGACGTACCAAACACAGGGACTGGCCCCAATCGACGTACGGCAGAACTTGACTGGTACACCACTTACCTACGAGGAAAACAGATAGATAGCACGATACGTTTGTACATGGATGAAGCTTTCCGCGAGGCCCGCCGATGAACTACCAAGCCATTCGCGCCGCCGTCGAAAACCCGCTGCTTTCCGCGTTCGGATCGCTGGTACCCGCAGTACCGGTCTACTTCGACAACATCACAGCCGCCCCAGCTAACTCCACCACCGAGTACGTCCGCGTCAATGTTACTTTCGGCGCTACCAACGATCCCACGCTTACCTCCAGCGTGGACAACGCGCGTGGCGCCGTTGTTATCCGCATTTTCGCGGAAAAAGGCCGCGGCCCCGCCCGCACCCAAGCTCTTGTAACCACCGCTGTAGATGTACTTGAAACATTGAACGCCACCGGCAAACCCGCCACCGGCGTATTCTTTCGCGTTGGAACTATCGACGGCCCAACATTCTCCAGCACAGAAGACTCCCCGCATTTTGTGGGACGTATCGAAACCTCCTACGTCGCCACAGTGTTGACGTAGATCAGATTTCACACAAGCGCTAACCTGTATTAAGCCGGGCAGTGCCCGCCCCTATCCCATTCTTTGGTACGCCCCATGGCCACCACTGTCCTGTCCGGCACGTCC